ATGGCATGGTCTTTTGTTCGCAAGAACGGTCATTCAATGAGTGAAGCGTTAAAATGCGCATGGGCTAATTTTAAGCTGAAAGCAGTTTTGAAAGTGAAGATAGTAGAGTTTTACTTCAAAAAGACTGACGGCACGTTACGTCAAGCCTTTGGCACTCTCAAAGAGAATCTTATCGGTGAGATAAAGGGTACTGGCAGAAAGCCGAATGACAATCTGCAAGTGTACTGGGACACTGAAAAAGAAGAGTATAGATGTTTCAAGAAGTGCAACCTTATAAAGATAGCTTGATTATGAGAAAAGACCCCTATGGCAACTATATAACCTGCTTAACAGGTAAGCAGTTCTGCCAATTAAGAAGTATATCTGAAAAGGTGCAACCATATCTACCATTTACAGAAGTGGCATTTCTTGAGCTGATAAAAATAGCTTCTGCAATAATATTTAATAAAGGATTTAACAACTCTCATTTATCGGTACGAAACGGATTGGTGCGTTTTAAAAACAAGTTCTACATGAATGGCTTAAAGATAAATACACATTGTTTGACAGATGAACAATACAAATATTTATGGCAATTTGATACGCCACGTATGGACGCTTTCATGACAAAGTATAAACCAATAGAACGTGATGTTTTTGTAATGACATTCAGAGCTTGTAAACGCTATATGATTACAGGCATGACTAAAGAATCAGAAGATACGCTAATTGAAAGGCTTATTTCAATATCAAATCTTATGAGATAACACGATTATCCAAAGGCAGTCTTTGCACGACTTTAAAGGCTGCCTTTATTATTCACTCTTAAATGAAATAAGTATGGA